GGATCTCGCGGATGGTTCATTTATCCAACCCTTCGCAGAATTCAGCCTGAATTGATTAACAAATGGGAAGAAAGTTTTACTCGCATTATTAAGGAATGGGTCTAATGGCAACCGGTAATCGCACATTAAAGTTATCAATCCTCGCTGATGTTGATGACTTAAAAAAGAAGCTAGGCGAAGCCGATAAAGCGGTCGAGAGCAATTCAAACAAGATTTCAGAGTTTGGTAAGAAGGCTGCTGCTGCATTTGCGGTCGCTGCTGCTGCTGCCGTTGCCTATGGCACTAAATTAGCCGTTGATGGGGTCAAAGCTGCGATAGAGGATGAGCAGGCACAGTTAAGGTTAGCCGCTGCCCTACGAAGCGCCACAGGGGCTACTGATGACCAAATAAAGGCAACTGAGGACTACATTCTTAAAACCTCTTTAGCAACAGGTGTAACTGATGAGCAATTACGACCAGCATTCCAGCGTTTAGCAGTATCGACGAAAGACACAAACGAAGCCCAAAAACTATTAAACTTATCTTTAGATATTGCCAAGGGTCGAGGGCTAGAACTTGAAACAGTTGCAAATGCTTTAGGTCGAGCACAAGATGGCAATACCACAGCTTTAGGTAGATTAGGACTTGGCTTATCTAAGGCTGAATTATCAACTCTTTCATTTACTCAAGTTCAGGAAAAATTATCGGCTCTTTATGGTGGCGCAGCAGCTGCAAATGCTGAAACATTCCAAGGCAAGATCGATCGACTAAAAGTTGGATTTGATGAAGCCAAAGAATCATTAGGCGTTGCTTTACTTCCAGCCGTTGAACAATTTATTGCATTTTTGAATGAAAGTGGAATACCTGCATTAAATGCATTCATTGCGGGCTTGACTGGCGATGCTGGATTAAGTGCAAGCATACAACAAAGCCAAAAGAGCGCAGAATCATTTGGTAAAGCCATTAATGGGCTTGGTGGAATCTTGCAAGGATTTTTGAATTTTATTAGAGAAGTTATTGGTGGTTTAACTGAACTTGCAAATCAGGCGATCCGCATTGTTAATTTAGTTAAGCCCGGGGCAGATGTTGGATATATTCCAAATGTGTCGCCAAGTGCATCACAAGCAGGATTCTTAGGTGCAGCACCATTGCCAGCAGTTCCAGCGAATGTTCGTGAAAATCGAACAACAGTTACTAATGTTACAGTCCAAGCCGTAGATTCTGAGGGTGCTGCAAGAGCCGTTGCTAAAGTAATTAACCAAAGTTCATCAAGATCAGTTCCACAATTATACAACAGCGGCATTACTAGAGCGAGATAATGTCAGTCTTTACGCCTGAATATAAACTGAGTATCAATGGTGTGGAATACACCGATGTTGCTATTTCTGATATAGCCCATCAGGCAGGTCGTGAGGATATTTATGCACAACCTACGCCATCTTACTTGCAAATAACATTAGTGGCACTAAACAATGAAAATTACAATTTTCAAATTAATGATGGAATAGCCTTACAAGTAAAAGATAGCACCAATACATTTAAGACTTTATTTGGTGGCAATATCACAGATATTACAGCCGAGGTTGCATCAGCGAGTAGTATCGCAGAAACCTATATTTACACAATAATTGCTTTGGGATCATTGGCTAAGTTGCCTAAAATTATTTATGACGGCACATTGGCTCGAGATGATGACGGCGATCAAATGTGGGAATTGCTTGCTGATTTATTTCTCAACAATTGGAATGAAGTGCCAGCTGCCGAAACTTGGTCTGGCTATGATCCAACAGTTACTTGGGCGAATGCTGAAAACCTAGGGCTTGGTCAAATTGATCGCCCTGGTGTTTATGAAATAACAAATCGAGGCGCAAACCCAGATACTGTTTACAATATTGCAAGTCTTATTGCTGATAGTGCATTTGGTGTTTTGTATGAGGATAGCGAAGGTCGGATTGGATATGCAGATGCTTTCCACAGACAAAATTACCTTGCCAATAATGGCTACACAGAGATTTCAGCAAATACAGCTTTTGGAGCAGGATTAAAAGTTTTGACTAGGGGTGCAGATGTTCGTAATGACATTATCCTTAATTATGGCAACAATTTTGGCTCACAGGTCAGCACAATAGATTTGAACAGCATTGAAACCTTTGGCTACCGAGGCGAAACCATTAATACTGTTTTACATGATGCCACCGATGCTCAATCTGTGGCTGATCGGTTTATTTCGCTTAGATCCTACCCAAGAGCCTTATTCGACAGTATTACATTTCCATTAACTAACTCAGCCATTGATGATGCAGACCGAAATGCCTTACTTGGAATCTTTATTGGTCAGCCAATGCGAATAACAGACTTGCCGGTTCAGATAGCCCCAACTCAGCAGTTTGAGGGTTATGTGGAAGGCTGGCGTTGGAGCACTAGATTCAACGAATTATTTTTAACCATAAATCTGAGCCCGATCGAATTCTCTACAATAGCAGTTCAATGGGATCAAGTATCAGCCTCAGAGGCTTGGAATACACTAAGTGGTACACTTACATGGGAAAATGCGATTGGAGCAGTAGCCTAATATGGCAAACACAACTAACTTTGGATGGGAAACACCAGACGACACCGATCTGGTTAAGGATGGCGCAGCTGCTATCCGCACACTTGGTTCAGCAATTGATGCATCTTTGGCTGATCTTGAAGGTGGCACAACTGGTCAGATATTGTCAAAGAATTCAAACACCGACATGGATTTTGTTTGGATCACAAATGATGTTGGTGATATAACTGAAGTTGTTGCATCAACACCATTAACAGGTGGTGGTTCATCAGGATCTGTTACAGTTGGAATTCAAGATGGAACTACTGCACAAAAAGGCGCAGTTCAATTAGAGGACAGCACATCATCAACTTCTACAACAAAAGCATCAACACCAAATTCAGTTAAATCTGCTTATGATTTAGCGAATGCTGCGATTCCAAAATCTTTAGTTGATGCTGCTGGAGATTTAATTTACGCAACAGCCGATAATACAGTTGGTAGATTGGCAATTGGCACAGCGGGTCAAGTTCTAAAAGTAAATTCTGGTGCAACTGCTCCTGAATGGGGTGCTGCTTCTGGTGCTTCTTTGGTTGGAGCAGCATTAACTAAAAGTGGTTCACAAAGTTTAGGTAATGCAGCAGGTGTTATTATAGACTGGGATACTGAATTATTTGATACAGATGGTTTCCATTCTGGTTCAAGTTCCCGATTAACTGTTCCAACTGGAAAAGGTGGAAAATATCTAGTTGGTTGTATGGGTAAATTCGCAGCCAACGCAACTGGTTATCGCAACACAAGCATAAGATTAAATGGCACAACATATATTAACGGGTCAAGCGGTGCTAATGTTGGCGCATCAGGTAGTGCTCAAACAATTAACATTTTTGCCAGAAGTTTTGCTGCCGGAGATTACATTGAGGTAGATGCATACCAAAATTCAGGTGGCAATCTTAATTTCGAATCTAGTGATTCAAATTCAACATTCTACATGATTTTCTTAGGAGCGTAATTATGTTATTTACAAAACCAATCAACCTAAATGGAGCAGAACTACGATCAGAATTGGCAACTGTAAATATAATTGTGGATCGAATTACAGTTGAAGCCAATGGTCAATTAAACATTGATATTGCTGCAAAAGATAAAGATATTGCCGAAGCAATTATTGCAGCACATAATGGCACGATTATTCCACCAGAGCCAACTGTGGATCAAAAACTTGCCAGCGTTGGTCTAAATCTTGGAGATCTTAAAGCAGCTTTAGGTTTGTAATGAAGCCTTGGTTGTCTAAATCTGCTGTTCAATTGCGTGAGCAAATTGATGATTCCTTCCCAGAGCGTAGCCGTAAATCTGATGGGTGGATTGGTGATGCTAGACATAGCACACGAAAAAGCGATCACAACCCAGATGCAACAGGATGTGTGCGAGCAATTGATATTGACGCTCGGCTTTCTGACGACAAAGGGCTTTCAGCATATTTGGCAGATCAAATTCGATTCTATGGGAAAACCAATGGTCGCATCAGTTATGTAATTCATCAAGGCAAAATTGCTTCATCGATACTTGGATGGCGTTGGCGCAAATTTAAAGGTAATCCCCATGAGCACCACATCCATGTCAGTTTTAAAAAAGGCAAAACGGATCAGGACAGCACTTTTTTTCACATACCACTACTAGGAGGCAAAACATGAAACTATCAAACAAACACAAGGCAGCAATTAAATCTTATTTAAGAGCTGTGGCTGCTTCCGGTATTACTGTGGCACTAGCCATTGTTGCTGACATTCATCCAGCTTATGCAACATTGCTTGGAGCAGTTGTAGCACCTATTGCCAAGGCACTTGATCCAAAGTCCGGCAAAGAAGCTGATTATGGAATCAATGCGAAATGACGGCAAACGATTGGGTCGCTATCGCTTCTGGCGTATGCGCCGTAACAGGCAGTTTGTTTATGGGTCTGCGTTGGGTTATTAAATCCTATTTAGCAGAACTAAAGCCGAACTCAGGCACAAGCATGAAAGATCAAATTACACGACTTGAACAGCGTGTCGATGATCTGTTTGTCTTAATCAGTAAGCGATAATTTTTGCCATGGCGAACACACGAAAACCTATCAAACGCAAAAAGATCAATCGTCGAGTCGTTCGCCAAACTCCTGAGCCATTAACA